AGATACGGGCAGATTTCCAGGACTTGATTGGCAGGGATATCGAGAAAGCGGTGAGCCGTAGGGATACGGAAAACCAGAAACTGCAAAAGCAGTTGAAGGCATATGACCCGCTTGTTAGCCTGCTGGGCGCCAGATATGGTGTGAATTCTGGAAAAGTGGAGGATGTGCTGTCAGCTATTGAGAGAGACGATAGCTTTTACGAGGCGGCGGCCCTGAAAGCTGGAATGTCGGTTGACCAGTACAGGACTATGATGAGCCTTCAGATGCAGAACCAGCAGCTGCTTGCACAGCAGAGGGAACAAAACGAAGCCAGACAGAGAGAGCAGATATATAACCGTTGGAACATGGAAGCAGATAAATGCAGGCAGATGTTCCCAGGTTTCGATATGGCGGCCGAATGCCAGAATCCAGACTTTGCACGGATGCTTGAAAGTGGTGTGAGTATGGATGCGGCCTATCGGGCAATTCACTTCGATGAAATCAGCCAGGGCCTGATGGCAAAGACGGAAGTTGAAACCAAGGAAAAAGTGGCTAACACGATCCGGTCAGGAGCGGCAAGGCCGTCTGAAAATGGAGCAGGAAGAAACACTGCCACAAGAACCAGCGTAGATGTAGCAAGTCTGACAGATGAACAGATGGACGCAATCATTGAACGGGTTAATAACGGAGAGCATATCACACTCAGATAGCGAAAGGAGAAAGAATGAACACAAACATGAATGCAGCAGTGAAGTTAGATCTTAGGATGTTCGATACATCCGTACCGGCCAATACGACCGAAACAGCAAGCTTGGCACCAGAAATGAAAACATTCTACGACAAGAACTTGTTAAGATACACCAAACCACACCTTGTACATGACCAGTTTGGACAGACCAGGAACATTCCTAAGAACGGAGGAAAACGGATTGAATTCAGACGCTTTGAACGGCTTCCAAAGATAATACAGCCATTAACAGAGGGAGTAACCCCGGAAGGCCAGTCCATGACTGTTACAAAGCTGGAGGCAGAGGTAAAGCAGTATGGTGGATTCGTGTCACAGTCTGACCAGATTAGCATGACAGCAATCGACAATATAATTGTTGAGGCGACTACAGCTATTGGAAACCAGGCGGGCCGCACGTTGGATACTATATCAAGGGAAGCACTAAACGCAGGGACCAATGTTCAGTATGCAGAGGGGCAGGTAAACTCTAGGGCCGAAATTACAGCAGATATGAAGTTGACCGTAAAAGCAATCAAGATGGCTGTAAGAGCTCTGAAGGTTCAGAACACGGAAAAAATCAATGGTTACTATGTTGCTATTATCCATCAGGATTGCGTCTATGACATTACAGAGGATCCAAGATTCATTGATGTGGTTAAATACAAAAATCCAGAACGTATTTTTGAAGGTGAGATTGGTACTTTGGAAGGCGTGCGTTTCGTGGAAACCACAGAGGCCAAAAAGTTTGTTAGTGCCGGTAAGGATGGTATTGACGTGTATTCCACCTTGATTTTGGGAGCAAACGCATATGCCACAACCAAAGTAGAGGGTGGTGGGCTTGAAACCATTATAAAGCCGTTGGGAAGCGGAGGAACCGCAGACCCGTTGAATCAGCGTTCTACAGTTGGATGGAAGGCAATGAAGGTGACCGAAATTCTGTCTCAACAGTACATGGTACGTATCGAGACAGCATCCACATACAATGATCATCAGGAAAATTAATGGAGGTAGTAAGATGGCAGGCACAAAAAAAGAAGAGACGGTAAAGTTCACATTATTCCGAGATGATGACCGATATAAAGCCCCGCTGTTTGTGGGAGTCAATGGAAAATCATATTTGATTGAAAGAGGGAAGGAAGTAGAGCTGCCCAGATCTGTGTATGAAGTAATCAAGAATTCCATGGACCAGGCAAGAGTGACAGAGGAAACCATGGAGAGTGCAAAGCAGGTAGAGATGATTCAGGGATAGGAAAGGAGCAGACAGGATGATTACAGTTGTAGGCAGAAAGCTTGTTATACCTGAAAAGGAAAGCCAGATAGGAACGACTTATGACAACGACTCAGAAGTTCGTTATATTCGTATAAACCGTATTACTACGGGTGGCGTGGACCTGTCTAATCTGCGCTTCAAGCTTGACCTAAAGTATGAGGATGCCATACTGGACACTTGTCTGCTTGACATTGAAGTGCAGGAGAATTATATCCTGCTGACCTGGAATATCCCAGCTGCATGTGTGTCCCATAAAGGTACAGTCTGGATAGCTGTTCGGGCATATGATGAAAACGGGACCATAAAATGGGCCACGAATCCAGGTGCCGTGTATGTAGGACATACGATATTTGATGGGGATGCATACAAAGGCCACCTGGCAGAATTTGAACAGCTGGAGGAACAAATTACTCAAAAGGTAGAAACATTGGATGCTTACGAGAGTGAAAGGCAGGAAGCAGAAAAACAGCGTAAATCCAATGAAGAAAGAAGAGTAAACAATGAAGCTGAATGGCAGAGGCAGGCAGAGACAGCCATAACCGAAGCCAATACGACTCTGGAAAAGGCAACGGAAAAAGCAGATACAGCAAAGCGGGAGGCAGATACAGCAACCGCCAAAGCGAAAGAGGCAAGTGATAGCGCAGAAGCAGCTGGACTTAGTAAAGATAAAGCGGAGATGGCCGCAAACACTGCCGTAACCAAAGCGCAGGAGGTGCAGACTAACGTTGATGCAGCTGTTGAACTTAAGGAGCTGTCCCTTCAGGCGGCAATTACGGCAACTGACAAGGCGGCAGAGTCAAATGCAAGCGCAGAGAGAGCAGAAAGCAGTACAACGCTCATATTGCAGGCAGAGGCCACTGTTACAAAAACCGCAGCACAAGTAAAGGCCGATGCAAAGACGGCGGCTGACAGTAGGGACATAGCCGTAAGCGAGGCAACGAAAGCCACGGAAAAGGCCAGCCAAGCAGATGCCAGTGCCAAAGAAGTACAAAGGATTGTAGAAGGGCTGGGGGGATTTGATGGTACAGCAGAGCATGTGTTAGCCATTGATACCCAGGGAATCGCTGGAGATGCTGGAGGAACGAGTAACGTACAAACATTACTTAATGTATTGGCTCAAAAAGTTGCGTTGGAATTGGTGAGCAATTCAGCCCTTGCCACTATGCTAAGTGGGTACATTGCAAAGTCTTGCATTAAAAATACGGGACTGGTAACAGAGGAAGGATTTGTTGCAGATGCCAGACAGCTTAATCCGGAAATAGCGGATACCCTGGCCGCCAAGGTGAAGAAGAATGCAGAGGATATTGTTACTGCAAATAGCAATTTAGAATCTATTAAAGACATCGGTGCTGCTGCGCTTTTAGGCACTATTACTGCTACAGGTGCGGCAAATGCAATATCCTATAATTTAAATGATTATAAAAGACTGGATATCCAACTATACAACATGGAAAATAAAATTATAGGATGTTGTACACTGCTTCCACAAAATATTTCACCTCAAATTAGCTGCTGGATTAATTCTTACTACGACGGAGCTACACATTGTAGTGTACAGTTTTTGGCATCCACTGAAAGCATATATGTAATATCATTTTTCAACAGTAATGTTTGGACATCCTGTTATATTAAGGTTTTCGGCGTCAAATAATCATTTAAGTTCCCAAGCGCTAAATGGTGATGAGCTATCGGCCGCGATGCGCTGGTATAGTGCATTATTAATTGTAATGTATGTCTGAGAGACAAATTGATTACACACAATGCTTTTAAAAACACCGGTCTCATTTACCGGGAAATTATAGGCGGTCAGATTCCCCTGAACGGGATTGCAATAAAATATCATAGACTCAGCTCTATAATCGTCGGCATAATTTTTGCCAGACCAGAGCGTAGTGTTTTTAATAAGCAGTTTATCGGCTAAATTGCTATTTAAAAAAATAAAAGAAAGGGGGAAAGCCCCATGAATAGAAACACAATAATTTTAAAAGATGTCTCAGAAATAACCGTTGTTAATGATGATGGGATTCACAGTATGCAGGTTATTGTTGATAATCTGACGGAGCTTGGGACCGTATGGGACAAGCTCACACCCACTAATCTGTCAACGGTGACCATCAAAGATTATGAGGGAGTAGTAGTAGGAAACTATAACAATATGGTACTATGCAGCCCGGCTTTCCAGTCGGTTGATAAAACCGAAGATGGAAAAATCAGCGCAACATTCGGAATCCGTGAAAAGACAGAGATAGAGATGTTAAAGGAACAGATTGCAGCCATGACTGAGACTTTAAGTGTGCATGATGGAGCGATTGGCGATATGGGCGCAGTTATTAGCGCCGTAGCGGAGGCTCAGGAAGGAGCGATAACATAATGGGACGATACTATGGATTGAAAATTAGGAGCAAAGAAATGAAGCTGGAAGAGGTACCGAGGCTTTGGAAAACAATGACAGAAAAGTGGTTGGAACAGAATCCAGAATAACGATGGAGGATGGAATGGGAGAGCAGATTGTTAAATACTGGGTCCAGGAGGTGCTTGCGCTGATGTCAGCTGCACTTGGCTGGCTGGCGAGAAAAGTACATAAGTGGAAACTGGAGCAGGATTTAGTCAAGCAGGGAGTTCTTGCAATTCTTCATGATCGTTTGTATCAGGCTTGCCAGTTCTATTTGCAAAGAGGATACTGCACAATAGACGACCGCGACAACATGGAATATATGTTTCGCCCTTATAAAGCGTTAGGCGGGAATGGAACTGGAGAAGATTTGTATAACCGTTGCCTGGCCCTTCCATATGGGACGGAGAAAGAGAAAGAGAAAGCGAGGAATGATGGTGAAAAAGATTGATTGGGCAAGAAAGCTGACAAGTAGAAAGTTCTGGGCTGCTGTTGTCGGATTCGTTACACCGGTTATGGTAGCCTGCGGAGCAACGGTGGCGGGAGCAACATTGATTGCTTACATAATTGGTGAGGGTATGACAGATGCAGCAGCCGTAGGAAAGGAACCAGAGGCAGAGGAGCGGGTGGCAACCAAATAGCCGGAGGTGATCCGAAATCTAATATGTAACAAGTCAACAGGAGGGGAGGCAGAGGGCTTCCCCTTTTATGCATAAGGAGGAAATTATGATCGATAATGCGTACGCAAGAGGCCAGAAACTGTTATGTGGCGATTATAGCCAGTACACCCCTACGGGTAAATCTTATTTCACAAAAAAAGGCCGATGGTTTTCCGTACCCAGAAGGGGAGATATCGTCTATTTCTATTATAGCTCTCTGGGACGTGTGGGGCATGTGGCCGCAGCCGTGGTGGTTGAGGCCGATTACCAGAACAGGACTTTTGAATTTGTTACGGTAGAAGGAAATACATCTTCTGGAAATGCTGGGGACCGTAATGGAGGCTGTGTTGCTCGGCATACATATAAAGCGTCTTTTGATGCAGTAGGAGGAACACAGAAAATCAATGGTTTTGGGCGTCCCGTGTACAGTATGGATACCTGCACAGTGGACGAATTTATTAATGTCCTGGAGGGAGAGCTGGGATACATCGAGAAGGAAAGCAATAAAAACCTGGATAGTAAGACAGGAAATCCAGGAGATAAAAACTATACAAAGTATGGAAAGTGGTATGGTTATACGCCTGCGTACTGGTGCCAGCAGTTTATATCATGGTGCGCGTACGAAGCCTGCCGCCAGCATATGGAGAAAACACAGACCGGATGGGAGAAACAGGCAGACGGATGCTGGAAGTATTTGCGGTATGGAGCATATATCAAGGATGAATGGGAGCTAATCAATACCGCAGCTGGAGCCCAGTGGTTTGTATTTGATGGATCCGGGACAATGACAACGGGATGGTTCGGGTCAGATGAGCAGGGATGGTACTATATGAACCCGGATGATGGGGCAATGCTGGCGGCACAATGGTTTGAAGTCAAGGGCAAACATTATTATGCAACAAAGACCGGGGAAACAGCAAAGAATGTGTATGTGAAATCAACGGCTCCAGGAGTGTATTGCTGGGTAAACGATTCGGGGGAATGGGAGAAAGAGTGGGACACAACCATGCCGGACCTGCAAACATATGGCCTGGCAGAGTAGGAGGAAGATATGACAGTAGGGGAATTAATAGAAACCATCATCCGGCTGCGAGGACAACAATATGGAGAGGACATCATGATGGGATGGCTCAATGAGATAGAGGGACAGGTAATTGATGAGGTAGTGAACCGGGCAGAAGGATACGATGTGGAATTTAAACCTTTGTCTTACGATTCGGATGCGGAAAAGAGACTGACCATCCCAGAGCGATTCCAGGATGTCTATATCAATTATATGCTTTCAAAGATTGATTATCATAACCAGGAAACAGAACGGTATAACAATGATGTGATCATGTATAACAGCGCATATGATGCGTATGCGGCATGGTTTCGGCGCGAGAACCGGCCAAAGCGTGGCGCGTCATTCTCAGGGTTTTAGGAGGCTGCCATGGGACGACTACCAATCCTTACTATGGCTCCGAAAGAAACCAGCCGCCAGATAGGGAACTTCTTGGGGCTGAACACAGGAGCTGTAATCAACGAAAACGAATTTGCAGATATGAAAAATATGACATCCGATGATTTCCCGGCCATTTCTACGCGGAAGCCCAGAGGGAAGATTATCAAGAACCTGACAACGCCTCACGGCCTGTTTTATAAAAACGGATTAGTCTACGTGGACGGTACTGAGCTGTATTACAAGGATAAAAAGATTGCAGATGTGACAGACACGGATAAACAGATAGTGGGATTGGGAGCCTACCTGGTTATTTTCCCGGATAAGATAATGTATAACACCTCATCAGAGGAACTGACCAGACTGGAAACGCAATGGTCACAAACATCCTCAGCCACATTTGCACAGACTACAAAGGGGTCAACCATGGTCAAAATCAGTTGTACAGGAATAGGAGTCTCCTTCCATCAATTTGATGGGGTAGAGATAACGGGATGCACAAATGATGCCTTTAACAAAACTACAGTGATACAGGAAATCGCCAACGATTACCTTGTAATTATTGGTGATTTATCTGAATCATTCAGTCAGGAAAACGGACTTACTATCAGCCGAAAGGTTCCTGATATGGATTATATCTGCGAGAATGGAAACCGGCTCTGGGGATGCTCCAGCGAAAACCATGAAATATACGCAAGTAAGCTGGGCGATCCGGCCAACTGGAATGCGTTTGAAGGGATAAGCACAGATGCATATGCGGCTACCGTAGGAAGTGACGGGGACTTCACTGGCTGTCTGTCCCATCTGGGATATGTCCTGTTTTTCAAAGAGGATGCTATACATACTGTTATGGGTGATAAGCCGAGTAACTATCAGATTACAACCGTCTGCCCGGCCAGAGGGATTGCAAAAGGCTGTGAAGGTACAGCTTGTGTGGTGGATGAAACATTAATATATGCGGCCCGTAGCTGCATATGCAGCTATGACGGTGCCAACCCATCCAGCATATCGGATGCCATAGGAGACTACAGAGTAACCCAGGGAGTGGCTGGGCAGTACGATGGCAAATATTATGCCTCTCTTGAACGGAATGGAGAATGGGCCATGTATGTGTTCGACCTGGAAAAAAACTTGTGGCACAAGGAGGACGGCTTACATGTACGGTTTATGTCATACGGAGAAGGAGAACTATACTATATCGACATAGACGGAAATCTTTCAACTGTAGCCGGGAATCGGGAAGAGAAAATAAAGTGGATCCTTGAAAGCGGGGATATGTTGGACGGAAGTATTGAGTTTAAGTATCTGAAACGACTCTTGTTCCACATGAAATTGGAGCCAGGGACAGAGGTGGATATCCTTCTTCAATATGATGAACAGAAGGAATGGGAGAAGGTATACACCTATACGGCTGCCTCATATCGTACCTACGCGCTCAATGTAATACCGCATCGGTGCCAGAAATACCGGTACCGCCTGGAGGGTAGAGGGGCGGCCACATTGATTGCGATAGGTAAATATGTAGGCTATGGGAGTGAGCGGTATGGCAGTATTTAAACCCTTGGTGTTAGACCGGAATGAAACAGATATGAATAAGGTCATGAGCAAATTGTACCGATTTAGCCGGGAGTTGAAATACACATTGTCCAATCTGAGCCTGGAGGACAACATGGATAATTCGGTTCTTATGTTGATGGATAGGCGGGATGAAAAGGTACGTGAGATTAATTTCAACGCGGGTGGACTAAATATCGACCTTAAAGATTATGAAACCGGAATGCATACAAGCCTGGAGCAGACTAGCGAAAAGATATCAGTACTTGTTCAGCAGGGCGGTGTGGTGGATACAATGCTTACCAGGATGGAACTGTATGGAGAGTACATCAGATTAAAAACGGGACAGGTTATCATTGATGCCGGAAACATGACTTTAAATGTGAACGGAGATACAAAATTCTGGGGAACAATTACAGGAGGTTCCATTAATATTGCTAACCATTTTGTCGTAGATAAGATCGGTAACTGCTATATTGATGGGGTCCTGACTGTAGCAACCCTCAATCCTCCGAATGGGGTATATGCTGCTGAACTGGATGTTTATAACGATAATGATGTAATCAACACAGTGACCGGAAACATAACGTGTGGGGAGGCATATATAGCAGAGCAGTTAACTTGCCGGAAAGCAAGGCCGCAGTCAGATGCGAGATTGAAACAAGATATACGAGAAATTATGGAAGATGAAGTGAAAGAAGCACTTAAGGCCATAATCCCACAAAGATACATATTTGCAGATAGTAAGAAGGAAAGAATAGGATGCATTGCACAGGATATATACCGAAGGCAGGATACGGCAGGCATATCCTTACCAATGGTAGGAAGGCATGCCGGATATTTAGACCTGCCATATAGCAGCTATCATGCTGTTTATGCAAAACTTATACAGCAGAACCAAAAAAGAATAAATAACCTAAAAAACGAAATTATAAGACTGAAAGGAGGAAGCCGTGTCAAGCTTTAACGTGCCAGCCATTGGAGGAAGAAACCCGGATATTAAGAAGGTATATAGCTACATACAGATGTTGAACAAACAGCTTCAATATAGTCTCAACAACATCACACCGGAAGATAATTTCACGCAAGAATCTTTTCTGAAATATCAGGAAACAGATACCTATATTGCACAGATGGAAGTAACCATGGACGGCTTCCTATCCCAGTTCAAAGACCTCCAGAACGAACTGGAAACGAGCATACGGGTACTGAATGGAGAAATTAGTTTAAAGGTAGCGGCTGATGACTTGTGTTCAGAGATATCAGCAACGACTAAAACAATGACCTTTCGCACAGGAAACCTGATTATAGAAAGTGAGAATTTCAAGCTGTATAAAAATGGAAATGCGGAGTTTTCTGGAGCAATAACTGGTGGTTCTATTAATATCAATAATAATTTCATCGTGACCAGCAGTGGTCAGGTGACAGCCAAATCCATAACATATTCAGGAACAGTGAAGTCAAATGGCCTATTGTATAGCAATTATATGCGAATTGCCGGGGATGCCAATGTGGAAGGGACCCTATCATGCCGAAATATGAATGTAACATATGATGTGTCCTGCGAAACTCTTTTTGAACGGTCTGACCGTAGACTAAAAGAGCAGATAGAACCAATCCCTGATGAAATCGCTTTAGCAATTGTCCTTGGGTACAGGCCGGTAACTTTTAAGTATAGAAAATCTGGTGAAATGTCTATGGGACTGATTGCACAGGATGTAGATGAACTACAGAAAAAGTTAGGGACCAATTTGCCACTGGTTGACCACAATGGCGAATATCTTTCAATACCATACAGTACCAATAGTGTGTTATTTGCGGGAGCCATACGCAGCCAGCAAAGAGAATTAGATGAACTGGAACGAGAGGTAAACCAATTGAAGGAGGTAGCATAATGAAGTTAGTGTTTGACGAAGATAAAATTAACATAGTACTTATGATGGTAAATCAGTTGCGGGTAGAAGGAGTACAACAGGCTGGACTGCTGGTGAACATCAATAATCTGCTTACAAACGGGGAGAAGGTGGAAGAAAATAAGACAGAAAATAAAGATAAGAAGGAGGAGAAGTAAATGGCAGTAGCAAGTATTGTGGATTATTTAAAAAGTAAAGGACAGGACAGCTCCTATAACAGTCGAAAAAACCTCGCAAGCCAGTATGGAATAACTGGATATGCAGGAAGCGCAACCCAGAATACAAACCTCCTTAAAGCAATGCAAGGGGGAGGTCAAAGCAGTCAGCCCCAACAGAATCAGGCAAATGGTAGCAATGCTGTGATAACACCGGTTACAAGTTCTTCCCCAGGTCATCCCGCAACGGACTATCTGACCGGATATCAATACAATAAATATAGACCATCCGATAGAGTAAACAACTATGCGGATAAACTGGAAGATTTAGAAAATAACAAGCCAGGAGACTTTGTAAGCAAATATGACGGACAGATAGACAGCATTGTAAACAACATCCTGAACCGGGAACAGTTTGATCCAAACAGCGTGTATGATACAGACCTGTACAAGAATTATCGGGAACAGTACATGCAGCAGGGCAATAAGGCCATGCGTGACACTATCGGTAATATATCGGGCATGACAGGCGGATATGGATCTACATATGCCACGGCTGCCGGTCAGCAGGCGTATGATGGCTATTTGAGTCAGCTTGGGGATAAGACCATGGACATCTATGATAGAGTATATCAGCAGTATCTTAACGAAGGCCAGGAATTGTACAACCAGCTTGGCATGGTCAATAATCAGGACAATATTGATTATAGCAGATACAGGGATACAGTAGGAGATTATTATAGCGACCTCAACTATTACGCGGGCCGTTACGATAGCTCATATGCGCAGGATTTTGGAGAATACCAGTACGGCCAGGATGCCCAGCGCTGGGCAGAGGAATATGCATACCAGAAAACGCAGGATGCATTGGCGCAGTCTAATTGGCAGACACAGTTTGATTACCAGAAACAGCAGGATGCACTGGATTATGCTTTAAAACAGCAGCAGCTGGCGGCGTCCAGAAGCAGAGGCGGGTCCGGTGGAGGAAAAAATACAAGTACAAATGGTAAGCTTACGGAGGAGGAGGCAGAACAGTATTTGGATATTATTAGAAATAGTAAGGGAGTGGCTGCTGCAAATAAAGAGTATGCGTATCTTGCCAAAAACGGGTTAATTGAAAATAATGTGATGTCTGAAGAAATGGTAAAGGCGGCGCAGAACAACAACATGAAAAATTTAGGGTATAACTATTCGGATGAAAACAAGCTTAAATATGCTTTGAGCATGATGAATAGAAAGTGAGGAGTAGACCATGGCGCTTTCACAGAGAGTAAAACAATTGCTGCATGAACGTGGAATTGAAGGGTATGAAGATGTGGCGGAAGTTGAAAATTCGAGACAAGTATCTGCAAGTGTAGAAGATATGCTTGAAAAGCGTAAGAAACAAATTGCTGGTTATAGTAAAGGCGGAGAAAAAAAGATAGATAAAAGGACATACTCAGTGTATGGAGATGATAAAGAGACACATTATCGAGGTCATTTGTCAGATTTTGCAGAGCAGTATGCCGCAGAACGAAGCTATGCCTTAAACGAGGAAAAGGTACAAAAGGTACAAGATGACCACTCGAAAGAAAAATCTGATTTCTTTCGTGCTGACAGAGAACAGGCAATTAAAGAATATGTACACCTTCCGCAGAATAGAACACCTATATTGTCTGCATATCTAACAGGCAATTATGAGAGCAGCGGAATGCCGTATGCACCTGTTTTGCAGGATAAAACCAGCAGGCAGACAATTGAAACAAACACAAGAAATGCAATTGCTAACAGAAAAAAAAGAGAACAGGAACAGCAGGAGACAAAAAAAATTCTGGATAAGAAGGGATTTCAGGATGGGTACCAATTTAAGCGGTATGTGGATGTGAATAAAGAGCCAGACTTTAATGAGAATGTACAAGCTGGAAAGGATAAGGCAAATATATTTGAAGAATATGCTGTTTATACACCGCTTGACTATTTTAATAAAGACCGAATGGCTGTAAGAAATGCAACTCAGGCAAATAATAGGTATATGTCGGAAAACGAAAAAAATATTTATTATTACATTAACGGAAAATATGGTCCTGAGTCAGCAGCTAATTACATAAAATCTTTAAATGTGGAATTGAACAGGAGAAGCGCAGAGGATATGGAAATAAATACAGCATCCTTTGCACAAGAACATCCGGTAATAGGAACGGCGTTAGATGCCGGAACATCATTAGGGGGAGGAGTGGCATATCCAACTATATTAGCAAAATACGGAGTTAATAGCATGTTGGGAAAACAAGAAGAGTTGGATCCAAATGACCCTATGTATACTTCTGCTATAATAAATGAAGGTATTAGAACCGGAGTAACTAATAATGAAACAGTAAAGAAGTTAATACCGAATGAGGGGTTACGGAATTTTACTATTGGTACAGGTTTATCTATGACTGAAAATTTGGCAAGACTTCCAATGGGGCATTTAGGACTTATGGCAGCGGCAGGAGGAGCTGGCCTGTCAGGAACAAGAGATGCAATACAGAGAGGAGGAGGTAATGGGCAGTCTATTGCTCTAGGGATAGCCAATGCAGGGGCGGAGGCGTTCTTTGAAAAATATTCTCTGGAAGGATGGGAAAAATTAAAGACCTATCCGGCTAAAAGCGTAAAAGAATTCCTTAAAAATATGGGGAAACAGGCCGTAACAGAAGGATCGGAAGAGGGATTTACTGAAATAGCAAACACTATTTCGGACCAAGTAATTATGGACAATTTGTCACAGTATAATTTGGAATACGAAAATTATACAAACATGGGAATGGATGAAAAAACGGCAAAGGAAAAAGCTTTTCAAAGTTTTTTGTCTAATGTTGGTCTATCTGTGGCGGGGGGCGCATTATCTGGCGGAATCATGGGTGGAGGAGGACAGGCTCTGGGGTTAATGCAAGAGAACCGCGCATTGAATCAGTATGGAAAAAGCATTGACCAAGATTACCGTGATTACTCACAGAACATAGATATATCACCAGAGAACTATACTTTACAGGACGATTACCGGGAAGCAGTAAATCTGAAAAAGCTGGCAGAAGAATATGCCGAAAGACAAAGACAAGGGGAGTTTATTAAGAACCGTGAGAAGGCCGAGTATGATATGCGATTCCAGGAATTTCAGAATAATGTATCAGACCATAACAACGCCAAAAGTGATGATACAAACGCACAGAATGAGCCACAGAGGCACGAAACGGTAAGAGACGAAGAATCCCAGGAGCAAACATATGAAGCTGAATATGGGCCATATAATGAGCCGGTTGTAATGCCGGTTGAGGGGGAGACTACGGGGAAAGATAGTTATATCCCAGAGACAAATAATATAAACGTGGCAGAGGCTTATAGAACTCCGTATGGAGAGAATGGAGGAAAGGCCCTGGAAGAAAACTACGATGGAAGTGTGGATATATCAACATATAACAGGGCCTTCGGACGTGTTTATGATGCGGGGAGATATGACGTTAATTTGTCTGTAGCGGAACACTCAGCAATTGTATCCGTATTGACACCAGAGCAGGTAACAGCGGCATATAAAGCAGGAGCGCAAGATAGAAACAAAGAAATGCAGATTGACATTAAAACGGGCCTTCCGACAAACATGATTCAGGGGGAGACCAAAACGGGGGGATTAGAGGCCGTCACGGAAAATGCTTCGGAGGCCCAGAGGACCGTTGCGGAACACGTCGGAAAAATGACTGGACTAAAAATAAACCTGGTAGATGATGTGGGAGAGGGAAATGCTACGGCTTCATACAAACATGGAGAAATCACATTGTCAGTCAATGCTTCAGACTTTAATGGTGCATTATCACACGAACTTACCCATTTCATTAAGGACTATGCAAACGATGCCTATAATGTCTATACAAAGTATGCCGTACAGGCATTGATGGAATCCGATTCGGTGTCGTTGGAGGACCTGGTGGAGCAATATGAGACAGCATATAGTAAGGCAGGACAGGATGCGAGTCGGGAAGAAATCGTGGACGATATTGTTGCGGATGCCACGCAAAAGTTTTTAAATGATTCTCAATTTGCAGAATCCATTGTTAAAAAAGATAGGACATTAGCCCAGAAAATAGTTGATTTCTTTACAGATGTTATAGACGCTTTAAAAAGCCTTATGAAAACAGGAAGCACCAGAAAAGCAGCAAAGGCACTGGAGGAAAAGGTAACATATTTTGAAGGATGCCGCGATATCTGGATGAATGCGGCTGGAGAGGCCAGTGAACGGTATAAATCAGGAGCAGAGCTTGTTGAAAATAGTCAGGCGGAAACAATGACGAAGAGACAAGCACCAGAGGTAAGTGAGAAAACAGAACAGGGTATAAGATATCAGCTAGAGGATATTGACGATACCACAACCCAAAGGCGGATTGACGCACTGCTATATGAAAACCAGGCTTTGAAAGAAGCCAATGAGCTGCTGGAAAAACAGTTTAAAATAAGTCCAAAGAGTGCTGTAAGACAGCAGGATGTTGCAAAGGTGTCCCGCAATCTGCTAAAAGAATATAATAGCACATATAAACAGGAGCTATATGGATATATAAGGGGGGCCGAACATGTTGACAGTGCGGAATTGACAGAGGCGGCTACAAGTATAGCCAGAAGCGTGCTGAAACAGTCAAAACAGGTTGATACAGAACTCACACAGCAGTATAAGGACCTGCGTAACCAGATCCGGAATACGAAAATTAATATTACTGACCAGGATAAAGCAGACTTAGCGTCAGCAGGAGGCTACAATGAATTTAGGAGAAGAAACTTCGGGCGTATGAAGCTGGGAAATGATGGCATATCCATTGACAGCTTTTATCAGGAGCTTTCAGCGCAGCACCCGGAACTGTTTTCTGAGGATATCACGCATCCGGCAGACCAGCTTATGGCAATTGCTGATGTTCTCGACCAGACAGACGCACAGGTATCTAATCCATATCACGCCAATATGGATGAAATGGCATATATGGTAGGGCAGGATATATTGCAGTCCTACTTTGATGTACGTCAGGCACAGCCTACTTTTGCGGACCGTAAAGCGGCAGAGGTACAGCGAGTGCAACGGGAATACACTCGAAAGATGGCTGATTATAAAAAATCCCTTAAGCAGCAGTATATTAGTAAGCTGGAACAGGTTAGGAAGGAGAATGGTCAGAAAATACAGGAGCTATCGAAAGCCTATCGGAATCTGACTGCGGCACAGCAGAGGGAACAGGCGGAATTTTATAGAGAGAAGATGGATTCCCTCAGAAATGAAAAGAATCAGGCACTGGCGGCTATGCAGCAAAGAAGTCGAGAACAGACAAAAATGATACGGGAAAGCCAGAGGGCCAGAGAAGCAAAGAAATCCATCATGAAGGAAACGAAGGCCATGCAGAGCTGGCTGCTGAAACCAACTGATTCAAAGCATGTGCCAGAGGTTTTGAGGACTACTGTAGCAAGGTTCCTGGAAAATATTGATTTTTCATCCAATGAATTAAATAATGACGGTATTCCGACACAAAGAAGTCAGGCGTGGGATGATGCTCAAAAGGCATTTAGAAAGATAATTGAGAATGAGGGTGTGTGTGAAGATGGAGAAACCTTTATAGATATCGATCCGGATTTAGCTGTCAGGATTGAAGAACTGGTCAATAAAACAAAAGGAATAGATAAACTGGATAACCTGGATGCATATACCCTGGAAGAACTGAAAAAGGTTGTTGTATCCATGAAAAAGGCAATTACAGAAGCAAATAGCCTTAAAAGCAATAGAAAATCAGGTCAACTGAGTATTCTTGCCGAAGGAGTGTTCCGTGATTTGGGAGATAGAAGGAACCGGCAGGAATATGCAATGCTTGTAGGAGGAGCGGATAAGCTGCTCAATTATGATATGCTGGACCCGCAGACTATGTTTGGACAGATGGGGGATAATGTTAAATCAACATATGATTCCCTGAGAGATGGATTAAACAGAAAGACAGTGAAATTAAAAATTGCTCAGAACTACATTGAGGACCTTCTGAAAGAAAACAATGTATCCTTTAAAGATTTAAGAGAGTGGACAGGGAAAGATGCAAAACCGAAACGGTTTAAAACATCTTCTGGAACAATTGAACTCACGGTCTCAGAAGTAATGTCGCTGTATGAACTAAATAAACGTAATCAGGCGCGGGGACATATGTATGATAGAAATGGCGGTATTAAACATGCGCCAAGAGTCAGTAAACTACATTTTGAAAACGGAAAGCTTATCCCATCCAGAATTGATAAAAATTATTCTCCACTTAAGGTAAGCGAGGCCGATGTAGAGCTTATTGTCAATACACTTACTCCTGAACAAAAAGCCCTGGCAGATGGTATGCAGCGTTTCATAGGAAATGAATGTGCTGAGTGGGGGAATGAGGTCACCATGGAGATGTATGGCTATCAGAAATTCACTGCTGGTAACTACTTTCCTATTGTGACTGATAATAACTATATTCAGACAAAACAGGGGGATATGGCAAAAAAGAAGAGTACCATTAAAAATATGGGAATCACAAAAAACACAATTAAGAATGCGAATAATCCAATTATAATCGAAGATATTTTTGATGTGTATACCAGACAGGTAGACCATATGAGTACCTATAATGCATATGTAATTCCTTTGTCGGATTTGAATAAGGTATTTAATTATAAGGATACGCGAAATGAGGCAAGCGGATCCAGCATAAAGCAGGAGATCGAGCGCACGTATGGGAAAGCGGGAAATGCTTACATTGATAAATTGCTTGATGATATAAATGGGAGTATTTATACTGAAAAAAGCATAGGGGACAAACTGCTTTCAAATATGAAAGCGGCGTCCGTCGCTGGAAATCTACGTGTTGCCATTCAGCAGCCAACAGCGTATGTCAGGGCCTCAATGGAAATATCACCGAAGTATCTGTCACGGGGAGCAATGACAATGACAAGAAAAGGACAGTGGGACCTTATATGCCAGTATGCGCCGATTGCGCAATGGAAAGACTGGGGATTCTATCGAATGGATACCAGCAGACAAATGAAGGATGTCATGTTTAACACGGATACCATGAAGCAGAGGTTTGTAAACAAGACAATGATATTAGCTGAAAAGGGGGATGAGTTAGCATGGAACAGGTTATGGAGGGCATGTGAGTTTGAGTGTCTGGATAAACACTCTGAACTAAAAGAAGGTACACAAGAATTCTATACAGAAGTAGGAAAAAGATTCAGCGAGATTGTTGACAAAACACAGGTGGTTGATTCCGTGCTTCATCGAACCCAGATTATGAGAAGCAACCATGCGCTTGATAGACTGGCAACTAACTTCATGGCAGAACCATTGAAATCTTATAATATGCTCTATCGTGCAGCTGTAGATATCAAATTGAACAAGAAGGGGGCTAAAAGCCGTGCTGTACGCGCTGGAGCTGTGTTTATCTTAAACGGTGTATGCACTGCGGCGGCGGCCGCGGTTGTGGATGCCTTAAGGGATGATGATAGGGATAAAGATTACTGGGATAAGTATAGGGAGAGTCTGAAAGATAATATGTTAGACTCAATCAATATTATCAATAATATTCCATGGGGAAAGGATGTGGTTTCGGCAGTAGTGCAAGGATACTCACCGACCAGGGCTGACTTATCTGGATTTCAAGATATTTATTATGCGTTTAGCAGGATAGATAAATTAAAAGAAGGAGATAGCAAATATACCCCTCAGTCAGTGGCAATATACAGTGCAAGGATGGCAAGTAAACTTTTAGGCCTACCTGTTAATAGTATGGTACGAGATGCAGAGGCTATAGTTGATACTGCCATAAATGAATCAGATAACGAATCAGCAGATTATAAATGGTTAAAACAGAAATATGCCATTGGTAGTAAAGAAAACCTGGGGCTATATGCTGGAATGATGATTGAGGCTTACCGCAACAATGATAATGAATTCCAGAAACAGATTAAAGAAGATTTGAATGCAGCTGGTATTGATAATGATACCATATCTCAAAAAATCAAGACATTAATCAAGGGAGAGCTTATATCAGACAAATCAGTAGACCCCAGGATTGATGAAGCTGCAAGGGCAAAAACGAGCATGGATTTGGAAACATATGAGGCTGCCATAAATGAGCTGATGGAGGATGGATATGCAGGCAAATTGATAGGCTCTGCAATCACAGCAAGAATAAACCAGTTAAACGGGGATGATGAAATTGACTGGGAGGCAGAGGCGGAGGTGGAACCGGATGAACTGTATGGAGAGATACTAACCGGTAAAGAGGCCGAAGAATAAATACTCCATTCTTCCGGAGATATCCTTAGAGCGGTTGATCAGTTAGACAATACAGTTAAGAGTATGGATGCTTTTAAAACGATAACAACTGAAATCATAGACAGCAAAACTAAAGCTGGGAAAACAAAGGCAGAGGCTATAAGCAGCATTAAGTCATCCATCACGCGGCCCTATAAAGAAAAATGGATAGCGGCATATCTGGAGGGGGACCGTAAGGAATATGAAGCAATCCAGGCAAAATTAAATGTACTGAGGGTGGACGGAAAGAATCTGTATAGTGGAACTGATTATACAAGCTGGAGAAAAGCAGCTAAAGAAAAAGAGAAGGAGGAGAACACAAAGTAGAGATAGTGCAAAATGTATAAATATAAATACGACACACCTTTACAATAAAGCGTTAGCCGGTGACCCATATCCTACTAAAATCCTACTACACAAATAAAAACAGAACCAAAAAGAGCAAAAATCAGACAAAAATAAGGCGCTAAAAATAACGTATTTTAAATCAAAACAAAGGAAAACGATAATTATTCAAACACAGAATACCTTTTCGTAATGCGTGGGTCGCCGGTTCGAGTCCGGCCAGTGGCTTAATTGAAAAAGTACGGTTTTACGAGGAAAAACAAGCATGGTAAAAAAGAAAAGAACTCCGATAGGAGTTCTTTTCTTTTTGATATCCTACTATCATCCTACTATTGATGTTTTTCCGGTAGGATTGAGTAAAACATTCTCCATAATATTAGCTGCTTCCTGATTCTTGGACTTGAAAAAGTACGAATATATATTCAAAGTAGTAGTAGACTTGGCGTGTCCCAGTATACCGGCAACGGATTGCGGATCCATGTTATTTGATATCAGTATAGAGGCCGTTGTGTGACGCAAGCTATGAAGCGTAGCGGCCTCAGGAAGCCGGTCCTCTTCACTGGTGGATACATTTTCATTATAGATACGTATAAGCCGCTTAAATTCCCTTCTAGGGCTGTCCAGATGCATCTGAGAACCGTCCCAGGATGTAAATACGAAATTCTTATTAAAGCTGCGGCCACGATACCCTTGCCACTTATCGCCAAGAGATAGGCAGATTCTTTTTTGTTCTGCCAGAAGCTCCTTGCCCACCTGCATGACAAAAGAGGGAACGACTGTAACACGGCTCGCGTGAGTTTTAGTATCTTTTAATAATACCCCATCCTCGGTTTTTGCTGTTGATTTTGAAATGTTTACAGTACATTTTTCAAAATCAATGTTATCCCAGGTAAGGGAAATGTTTTCGCCTCTTCTGTCACCTGTAAATAAGGAGAGATAAAAAAAGAAACGCCATTTTGTATCCAGCTGCCAGTGTTGATAATATTCTTTTGTCTCAACCGCCTTATTTCCAAGCTTGGAAACATGAGCCTTTCGACGTATTTTAACCGGATTATCCAGAATCCAAAGGAATTTTTTTACCTGCTCTATAGAAAGATACGCAACCTCGTATTCTTTCTTTTTGGTCTGCTTCCTGCGCTGTTTGCCGGAAAAAATAAGTGGGTTCATGGAAAGCCATCCAAGGCTTACCGCATAGGAGAGCATGGCGCTCAAAACTAAAGTCATTCGCTTGATAGTTTGCTCTGATATAGGCCCCTTTCTTTTATCAAGCCGTCCTTCGGATCTGACAGCATCTTCAAACATTTTTGCAGTATGACCATTAACCCGCGTAATGCGTTCCTGGCCTATGTGTGGGATAATGCGCTGTTCTATGATTTTTTTATAAGATTCATATGTGGTATGGGAGAGTTCAGGCGGCTTCATATCTGCCAGGAAGTCGGCTGATAATTTTTCAATGGTTATTTTATCTGCCTTGACATTATCACCGTGTTTCACCCGGTTCTCTAACTCAACCTTGAATTTTTCTAATTCCTTTTGAACTCTTTTTTCATTCCAATTTGGTTCGGGGATAAAAGTCCTGCTTACAGTGACCTTCTTACCGTTAGAATCATATCCATCACTAACAGTAACCTCATAACCATTGTTCTTTTTTCTTACAGATGCCATATTATTTCCTCCATAAGGGTAAAAAATTACGCCCATTGCAGAAATGGGCGTCCGATGATATAATACAGCTTGTGAGAGCGATATTATACAGGGTATTCCTGCAATAGTATCTCTGAATAACCGTTCCTGTTGGCGCAGGGGCGGTTTTTACGTTTAAAATTCATCGGAAGAAATTTCTTCAACTGATAAATTTCCGTTTGGGACAGTGTAGAGAGTTATTGATTGTCCGCAGACATCTCTTCCGTCATGGTAAAATCTGAAAGATTCATCTGATTTATAGTAACGAGTTTCGTCACCAAACAAATCATTTTTTCCATACCATGTTGAACCGGTTGCATAACTCAAACTATAGGTTCCGCATAGAATATTAACCTCAATAGGAGACCGTCCACCTTTAACAAATATTTGGTATTCAATATCAGGGTTCCATATATTTTTGAGTTTTACCAAATATGATGAATCATCATAAGGCGGCTTGATTTCAAAAGGAGCGTAAAACTCATCATCATTAAATCCGCTTACATATTCATCGTGGTAAGTAACCTCATTTCCACCCCATAAAAAATAGCCATGAGGTGGAGTTGGATGTTTCGCAGGACCTTGACTATCGGTTTCGTCCAAATCGCGCAAATTTGCATCCGTAGTTCTGGTATTATTACTTATTGGCGTCGTACTTGGATTTGCGGTATAATCTTTATCGGTACCCAAACCAAATTGAAAGATAGACCAAGCGACGATTATTGCACAAAATAGCACAAGAAAAACGGAAAACTTTTTGTCGGCTCCCATTTTTTTAGAAGGGCCTGTAGGGGGACATGCAGAAAAACTACTGCCTTTTCTGTGTTCATGCAATTTGACATCGTAAGCGGAACGGTCAGAGTGGTTAGACAATACGGAGTAAGCATAGTTCAGCTCTTTCGTAATTGATGCAGCCTCATCACGAAAAGCAGGGTTGTTGTCTGGATGATATTTTTTGGCAAGAGCAAGATAAGCTGCTCTAATGACTTCGTCCGAAGCATTTTCAGAAATCTGTAATATTTCATATAAGGTCTTTTGTGCATTCATATTAGTTTATATTAAGATAGTTAAGTTATCAGTTCCGTTTTATTTGATTTATAATTTCGTCACGTTCTTTTTGCTGTTTGGCGTCTAATCCAATAAAAGACGTGATATCATCTAATGTCCTTTCCACGGAGTTTACTCTTAAGCCTATTTCATAAGAACTATCCTGTAAATTTCCAATCTGTTTTCTAATTGCACTAACATCATCTTCAGTAACACTGCCAGTTGTTGAAGAACTTTGGATTAGAGAAGCTAATTGTTGGTCTAAGATATTTACTTGGTTCATTAATTTGATATTTGAATATATAAGAAATATCAACATCATTAAAACTAATAGCAAAATCCATCCAAACAAAGGATATTTATTATCTTGTTCTTCATAATCGTATTTCATAAGTTACCCTCACAATATGGAATATATTTCCAGTTAATAAAATTATTTCCAGTAATATAATAATTCTTGCACCCAATCTTCCGACAAGAAAGGTTGTGGTTATTATGTTGAGTAAGAAGTACATTTATTATAAAAGAAAGACTATATACGCAATATACTATCGCAGTTTACATACTATCTACTATAATTTAGACTTCTCAGGAACGACACAAAAAATATTGCTGTTCTAAAAACTCAGTACCAAATTTTCCTTACGGAAGTTTGGGTGCCTTGTTAAATAACTTTCGACTTAATGTTGACTGGCGGATATAAACGTTCGAGCTCTTCTGGAGTTTTTGGGCATTCGGCAATCAATTCATCAAACGTCATTTCGGATTCATCTTTCTCTTCTTTGTTAACCAAACCAGCCAATAAATTGTCAGCTAATTCGTCTAATGCTTTTTGAGAATTAGGGCTAAGTTTTTTATAACTCTTGGCAATTTCTAAGATGATATTATAAAAACTTCCTGCATTACTGCCCAGCATATTCTGGACAATATGTGCTGTCTCGTCATCTTTCGATAACTGGAGGAACATTTCCCCATTGCCGGTCCGTAGCCATTCCTCATTTACGTTAAATTCTCGGCATATGGATTTTAGGGTCTGTTCAGTAACAGCGTTAATGCCATTTTCTAATTGGCTCACAGAGCTCTTTTTCATTCCAATTCTTTCACCAAATTTTTCCAAGGTCAATTTATTAATTTTTCGGACTTCTTTTATTCTTTCGCCTCGGGTCAAGATAACCACCTCCATTTCTACTAACAGGATAACACGAGTTTGCATAAAAATCAATGGAAAAGTTTTTAGAATGAACAAATAGAGGTTGACAAAGTTGTTTAAATGAATTAATATGTTTATAGAAAGAACATCAAAGAAAAGGAGGTGAAACACATGTCATCAGAATCACTCAAAGAGAGCGTGATAGTAGGGATAGTAAAAAAGATGAAGCAAATGGACATGAGCACACTTATTATCGTGAAGGCTGCAACGGATGCTTTGGAAGCTAAAGAGAGACTGGACCGAGAGGCAAAGAGAGAAGAAAAAGAGCCGCGCTCAGCATAGCAACAGAAAGGAGACAAATAAAAATGTCAGTTCCAAGAATGAGGACAATAAAAGAATGTGCTGATTACTTCAAGCAGGAGGATCCAGAAACTAAACTTACATATTGCACTCTTAGGACATGGGTACTGGAGGGAAAGATACCGCATATCAAGGCCGGAAAAACCGGGAAAACAAGATTAGTAAACCTGGACCTGCTGCTTGAAATGGTAAATGGTAAAGAGAGTGTAGAACATCATGTGAAACAGCCTGTAAATCTGATACCAAAACGAAAAATTGTGTAACAATCAACAAGATATTACCCTAGAAAAATTTGGAGGTAAAGTGTGAAGAGGAAGCTGGTTGTATTGTTTGTGAGCATATTAATGTCTTTGCTCCTGTCGGGATGTACCATAACAAAGCAGATATCCATAAATATCTACCAGCAAGCAGATAAGGGCAATGCTCAACATGTGGTAATTGATTATAAAGAAAAATTATTCTGAAACATGGAAGAGAGGAAAAACAGCATGGTAATAGAATCCAAACACCACAAAGAGACAGCAGGGGAGAACGTGAATAGGAAAACAGAAAAAGCCGTCAAAAGGTTAAAGCAGCTAATGACGGCAGATTTACACAAAAATATAGAAATTCGTTTCGACTATCTAAATAAAGATTTCTTCAAATATAGGACGGAGACGGTTAATAGAAAAACGGTAGGGGACGAATAGTTCACGAATGGAGCTATCAACCTCCAGCTCTCCTTTTAGAATCATATCGGCAGCTATGAGAGAAACGGCGATGACTTTTGTCTCATTGGGGATAATGTCAGTCTGATGATTTATTAATTTCTCAAGGGCGCTTTTGCAGCAGGCATCATTTATTGATTGTTGAGTTTCTGATACGCCGTCCATATGTATGAGGGGAAGGGCTGTAAGAGTACATGTAAGAGTTAAAATATCATCATCAGTAAACATGTGGTTAAAGTGTTTCATGAAAATTTCTCCTTGTTATATGTGTACTTGGCCCTGGCGGGGGGCTGTAAGTACATTATAGAACGGGAGGGGAGAAAAAACAAGAATCGGAAAGGAAAGAACCATGAGAACAGGAAAGGTCACAAAGAAAAAGGCCGAAGAACTGGCAAAGCAGCTCTTGGGGACCGGGAAGTTAATGAAGGAAGATGAATATGGCTATTACTTCCAGTCGGGCCAGATAAAAATAAGGGTATCGCCATGGAACACTAAGGGAAACAAGAAGGTTTTCCAGACGTTTTTCCTGGCCGGGAAATGGTACGAAGGAGAGGTGCTGGAAGTGTTTATCTGGGTGGGAGACTATTATAACCGTGAGATGTTTTTTACGCCGCATACCATGGAGGAAATCTATTATGAGTATAAGAGAAGCGAAGAATGAAGGAGGCCGTGCAGTGGGAGAAGATTATTGGAGATATGAGTGCAGGAAGGCAAGAAAAGAAAGAGAACATTATAAATGTTGGTCGGCGGCCTTCTTGTACCTGCTTGGATTTGCAACAATGGTCATCATGTACTTGGTGATGTACGGAGGAAGGTAAGAAATATGGCAAGACAGTTTAGAACGTGTGAATACTGCGGGGGAGCATTGGACCCGGGAGAGAAGTGTGATTGCCGGAAGATGAAAAATCGGAATTATACAGCAATCGAGGGAATCGGATATAAGCCGGTGCTTATCCAGCCAGTAGGCTGGTGCAATAAAAAACCGGCCGAATAAAATCGGCCGGTGGAACGGTGGCTAATCCGTTCCTAAACCAAAGAAGCAAACACGTCATACATAGTATAACTGAAATGCATGCATATGTCAAACAAATTGAGGGATGAATATGGGAATTGAAACAAAAAACCCGATAAAAAGGGATGAATTAGAGGCATACAGAAAATCTCTTAAGATAGGAGACCAGCTTATATATTATGAATCAGTCTCAAGAAGCGATGGGATAGGAGGATCCAGGATGGTCAAGAGACGAATGTTAATTACTGGAATCTATAAAAACATCATCACTCTACAGCTTGGAAGGATGCAGCGGAGCATGACACTCCAGGAAGCGCTTCTTTATAATGTGAAAAGGCGCCCAAAACTTCGGACGGATATACATATGCCGAACGAGGAAGAAAGGATGGAAGAGCGGAGGAAAAAGATAATGAATTTGGCATATCGCGGCCTGAGCAATGCTGAGATAGCAGAAAAGACTGGATATAGTCAGCAGGCGGTTGCCAATGTTGTCCGATGTGCAAAGCAAAAAAAGAGCAAAATCAACGCAAGGCACATGGAAATTATCAGATTGAGAGAATCCGGTCGCGGAGTGAACGAGATAGCACGTATGGTAGGTTGTAGCAGTGCAACGGTAATCAGGGTTATTAAGAAATGGAGTACGGTAGAGAATGAACGAATTGTCTGAATTGTCTAAGTGCTTCCAAATGGAAGAGAGGGAGCTGTGCTATAGAGCAGGCTATTCCCCCTTTGATGTGAAAAGGATATTGCAAACCAATACAACCCTATATCCGGCAGAATTTACAGAATTGATGAACAAATTAATAGTCCTTTCACTGAAAAAACAGGACCTTGATATTCAGACGGTTAAGGAGAAACATCTATGCAGATTAGGGTGTTTGGAGGAGATTGCAGAGGAACACGGGGTTTTTATTGGTCCATGTGAAGATCCGCATATATTTTGATGGAGGAAATCATGAGAATCATTAGCATTATTAATTTAAAGGGTGGAGTTGGAAAAACCATGACAGCCCTTGAAATGGGATACATATTGCACCATAGATACGGACAGAGCGTATTGCTGGTGGACAATGATAAGCAGGGGAATCTGAGCCAAGCCATGGGAAGGTATCATGCAGAGGACCATATGTGCGGCACGGCCCAGCTTCTGGCAGGGCGGGATGTGAATAAAATCATGAGATTTACGGATGAGTCGGGCCTGGGGATGGTGAGTGCCAATATGTCCCTTCTGACATCCACATACCGGTTATTGAGTAAATCCGGGGAGAAAGTGGAGCGGTTTGAAACCTTGCGTAATGCCAGGGCAGAGGATGGGGAAACGTACGATTATGTTATTATAGATAATCCTCCAGATATGGGGATTAATGTAATAAATGCACTAATGGTCACCAATGACGTAATAGTGCCGGTAAAACTGGACCAGTGGGCGCTGGACGGGTTGGAAATCATCAAGGACCAAATATCAGAATGCAGGGAGCGAAACCCGGGAATAAGTCTACTGGGAATCCTGGTCACTATGTACCGTAATAACGATACAAATGTAGCCGGAGTTGAATGGTTGCAGGACCAGAGATATAAAATGTTTGAGGAAAAAATACGGTACAGCGAAAAAGTATCTGAAAGCATAATGATGGGGAAGCCACTGGAGGAATACAGCCCAAGAAGTGCTGCGGCAGTCAGCTATCGGAAATTTGTTGAAGAATATAGGAGGATAACCAGTGAGTAAAGGCGTTGTGACAGATTATAACGATTATTGTGTGTTTTGCGGGAAGCCAACAGAAGCACAACATCACCTTATATGGGGGAAAGGAAACCGTGATAAGGCAGAGAATGATGGAATAAAAATTCCGTGTTGTAATAAATGCCATAACATGGGTGATGTCCTTGAACGCATACATGAGAACCCAATGGCCGAGAAGCTATCCAAAATAGCCGGACAGCTTGCGTGGGAAAAACATGAAGTTGCCTGCGGGTTAACAGAAGAAATGGCAAGAAGTGAATTCAGGTTGCGTTTTGGAGAAAGCTATCTGTAGGAGGGGAACAATGTCGTGGTCATTCAAAGAACTATTAAATACCGTGGAACCATCAGATCCGGATTTTGCGGAAATTTATTTGAGTCCTTATGAGGTGGAACCATCAGAAAGCAATTTTTATAGTCAAGAGAATATCGAGGAGCTGGCAGATTCTATGCTTACGGTAGGACAACAGCAGCCGACTGTACTTGGACAGGTAGATGGCGTGTACAAAATTATAAGCGGCCATAGAAGGAATCTCGCCAATATACATAATATAGAATGCGGGGCGCTTCCCAGGGACTACAAGGCGAGATACCTCTATAAAGAAATGACATCAGCCTTATTTGAACTATCTCTTATCATCGGAAATGCCTTCAACCGCAAACTTACCCCATATGAAGAAACAGAGCAAGCTGCTCGTTTGAAAGCGGCCCTTATACGGGCCAGAGAAGAAGATGGAATAATTATAAAGGGAAAAATGCGGGATATTGTTGCGGATATCCTTAAGACCAGCAAGACCCAAGTGGCAAGGATGGATAAAATAAACAATGGCCTGGTGCCAGAGGCAAAGGAACAGTTTAAGGCAGGAACAATAGGAAAAACTGCTGCATATGAGACTGCAAAACTTCCGGCAGAGGAACAGAAGGAAATTGCCGCTGCTGCGGCAGAGGGGAAGGAAGTCCGCCACAAAGAAATTACAGAACGTGTCAAAGAGAAGCAGGAAATCAGGGCGGCACAGAAGGCCGCAGAACGTGCTGAAAAGGCCGCAAAGCGGGCGGAACATGCGCAAATTGCAGCTGCACAAGCTGGGGTGCAAGCGGAGAAAGCGGCGGAAAATGCAGAAATGACCGCTACAGGATTTACGGATACAGCCATGAACCAGCTGGAGCAGTCAGAAGCGGAAAAACAGGAATGGTCAACCAGGGAGTGGGCCATATACACATTACAGGAAATCATGATGCAGGCAAGTCTTGTAACTGACGACGATTTGATAGTTTTACAAGATATTTTAGTGAAAGTAACTGAGCGGAGCCATAAGAGGACAAAATGAAGTGAAAAGAAATAGTATTGATTCATTTTTTGACCGCATCGGTGTGGTAAGCGAAATAAAAGCGGATGGAACCATTGTGTTCAGAGGCGGTAATTTAACACCGACAGACATTGATACACTATCGCATATTCGTATCAATAATATTACAGGCCAGATATTTGATGATAGAAGCACGTATTTAGCGGAGAAAGGAGTGGGACATGATAAAGATAGCAAGGCTGGCCACAGCCCATATGTTCGATGAAAATAATCCAGAAGATTCTGACTATGGGTTGTGGAAAAGCATAGCTGAGTATATGGACGGAGAGGATGCTTATGTTGTCGAAAGTACAGCTATGGAAGGAAGATGTGTTTTCCTTGGACTGTGTGATAGAAGCACGTATTTAGCGGAGAAAGGAGTGGGACATGATAAAGATAGCAA